ATAAGGAGAAAATATGTCTGATAACAATACAAAAACATTCTATCATGATTGTGGCAAGGGCGATAGGCCACGTGGCACAGGTTGGAAGAATTATTACGATAATTTTGATAACATTTTTGGTAAGAAAACTGAAGAAGTTAAAGAAGATCCCCCTGAGCCAGAGGTGAAAGATGAGTAATCTAAAAGGTATCAAGATGGTACTGCCTGCTGGAACTAAGAATAGACTTGCATGTGGCTCAGGTACAAAGTTTTATCTGATTGATGAGGCAGGTACATCAACTCCGATTGAACTAAGTGTTTCCTCCTTCTCTGTTCCAGAGACAGGTGCCGACAACATTCTTAGCGTAACTATTACTCTTCCACTGCTGGACGTTGGTTATGACATAGCAACAACCGCAGAAGAAATTCGTAAAAAGTTGGCGGAACTGAGTAAGTAATCTGGTTGTAGCACTACTGTCGGACGGTCAAGAAGCCAACGTGGGCTGACAGTCATAGGGTATGACAACCCTATAATACACGTAATAATTTGCTCAAGGGACTAGCTCCGACGAGCATACCCCGCTTAGGCGGGTTAGTGGAGAGGGTGGCTCTAAGGTCACTAAAGCTCGCAGGCATGGTTGAGTGGCGCTGCGACACCGAATATTGGGAGGCTGCACGGCAGGAATGCTGTGTGGCTTTTTGTTGTTTCAGTTTTGTGGCGAACGGACTAGCTATCCTCTCTAGCTCTACACAGCTAGATAGTCACTTTTATTAACTCGTGTAGGAGTGTTAGATGACAAGTATTATTTTGGGCAGTGTGTTTGGTAATCTCACTGTGGTTGAGAAAACCGATGAGAGAAAGTCCAACGAAATTGTTTGGAAGTGTGTCTGCAAATGTGGTAACGGTAAGATGGTTAAAACTTCCCATCTTAAGAATGGCAGTGTTAAATCTTGTGGATGTCTTTTGCACGTTAGAGGTAGGGGCCGTCTGACTACAGAACAATTTATTGCCAAGGCAAACGAAATCCACGGGGCAGGTAAGTATATCTACGATGGAGTGTCGTACACTGGAAGTCAAGATATGGTGACAATTGGGTGCCAAGAGCACGGCGATTTTGAGCAAATTGCAGCAATTCACCTAGCTGGCTCCGGTTGCCAAAAGTGCGCTGGTGTGCGTATGGGTGCGAAACATACAATCTCTAAACCGGAGTTTCTTGAAAAAGCCAGAGAACGTCATGGGGATAAATATGATTATCGTTTGATGAGCTATTCAAAATGTACCGAATATCTTACGATTCGTTGTACTATCCACGACCATATTTTTGAACAAAAAGGTAGTTACCACCTGTTAGGTAATGAAGGTTGCAGTAAGTGCCGAGGTAAAATTTATAACAAGGAGGACTTTATTAAAAAGTCCAACGAGATTCATGGCGAAGGTTCTTACGACTATTCTAAAGTTGAATATGCTGGAAGTAAGAAAAAGGTCACACTTATCTGTGCAGAAGGCCATGAGTTTCAACAAACACCTCATAATCATACAGCGGGAAAGCATGGTTGTCCTACTTGTGGGGCTTGTGGTTTCGACCCAGCCAAAGAGTCTTTCTTCTACATCCTTAGTTCCGGCAACCTTACTAAGATTGGTATCACGAATAGGTCTGCTAAAACTCGCATTTCTACTATTAATAAATCTTCTGGGCTAGATTTTAAGATTGTTGCCGAGTATCCACTGGAGGGCAAGTTTTGCAACAAACTTGAGACAGAATTATTGAGGCTGTTCAAGAAAACTTACAAAAACCCAAACGAAAGGTTTGACGGCTTCTCAGAAACATTTGTAGACCTAGACGCTGAAGAAGTTGTCGATATGGTTGAATGTCTCATATAAGGAGCAAAATTGGCAAAAGAAAAAATTAAGATTGGTCCCGATTCGGAGGTGCAACGCACCTTCTTGAATTGCCAATCAAACCTAATCATCTACGGCGGAGGTGCAGGCTGCGGCAAGTCCCACCAAGCGCTTTTGAAGGTGCTTATGTATAAAGACGATCCGAACTTCAGGGGAGTCTTTATCCGCGAGACTAATACTCAGCTTACACAGAGTGGCGGACTTTGGCAAGAAGCGCAGGCACTTTGGCGGCAGTTCGGGGCCACGTTCAAGCAGGCGCCGGGGCTTTGTGCCACGTTCCCTAGTGGCGCGATGGTGCAGTTCAAAGTTATGGGCGCGGACAGAGATATCTCCAACTATGACGGCGGACAGTACTCTCTCGTAATTTTTGACGAGGCGCAGAACCATACTGAAACACAAATTCGTTATCTAGAATCTCGTATCCGATCTCGCGCCAAAGGACCGCATCAACTTGTTCTTACATGCAATCCAAAGTCCAACCATGAATATCTTCTTAAGTTGGTGTGGCCTTATCTCGATCCAGACACAGGGTGTCCAAGAGACGAGATGTTTGCCAAAGAGAGGTACTACGGGGCATACAACGGGCAAATTGTTGTTGGCGCTACAAAAGAAGAGCTTGAGCAACAATATCCAGGCATTACAGCACTCACCTACACCTTTGTCGCGGCCAACATTTATTCAAATCCGCGAATGCGTATTTTGAATCCTGCTTATATCTCCCGTCTTGAGAATCTAAAGAGGGTTGAGCGTGAAAGGCTCCTCTTGGGTTCGTGGACAGCCAAAGAAAGTTCAGCAGGTTATTTTAAGAGGGAGTGGGTCGAAATGATCGACAAAGCCCCTAGAAATACCGTTGCTCGCGCACGTGGAATGGACCTAGCAAGCACTCTGGCTTCAGAAAGCAATCCAAATCCTGACTGGACGGCCACCGTTCGTGCCTCAAAAACAAAAGACGGCTACTATGTTATTGAACATGTTGAGAGGTATAGAAAGCTCACAAACGGCGTTCTAGAAGAAATTGTCAAGTGCGACAAGAAAGATAAGGACGAAGGGTTTAACATTCCTGTATACATTCCAAAAGATCCAGGGGCTTCAGGTGCCGCCGCTGCGCAGTTTTTTACCCGTTACCTAGTTGAAAACGGAGTTGATGCTAGGCAAGAACAAATGTCTGGGCATTCTGGTAAGTTAGCAAGGATGCAAGCATTCCTGTCCTTAGCAGAAGCTGGGTTGGTAAAAGTTGTAAAAGCGGATTGGAATGATTTTTTCTTCAACGAATTGGAAGATTATGTGGATGGTAACAGAAATCAAAAGGACGATTGCTGGGATGCTTGCGGTTCTTGCATCCGTGCACTGCTGAAAAATCAAACAATGCCAGCCTTCTCCCTTCCAATCAACACCCAACCCTCACCAATCCCCTCTCTATAATAACACAATAAAACGGATAATGTGCATAAAGTTGACAAGAATGTTACCTCATGTTATTATCCGTTTCAGTAAATAAAAAGGAGCACAAATGGCAGCTAGAAAGCCAAAAGACAATTCGGCTGCTGCTTTGGCGGCTGACGACGGCATGCCCGTTCCAAGAATTTCACTCGGCGAAAGCGGTTTTGTAGGTTTGCGCACAATCTGGGGTCGAGTAATCGATGATCCACAACGCGCCTTCCACCATCCAAATTTCATTCGCACCGTCAGAGAGATGATGAACGACGCAGTGATTGCGTCAGCATTTAATACATACAGGATGCTTCTCTCCCGTGTGAAATGGACAGTTCAGCCCCCAATTGACGCCACAGAACAAGATAAGGAGCGTGCTAAGTTCATTCAGTCCTGCATGGACGACATGGAGCATAGCTGGCCTGCATTTCTTTCGGATGTTATCACTTACCTTTCGTATGGCTTTGCTGTAGAAGAGAAAGTGTATCGCCGCCGCCTGTACAAGAATGGTTCCAAGTTTAATGATGGCCTTGTAGGCCTGCGTAAGCTTTCTCCTCGTGGACAAGATACTATCGTCCGCTGGACGTTCTCTGAAGACGGACGTGAACTGCTCGGTTGTGAACAATCCATCTACAACCTAGAGCATGGCGCAATGTTTATGGACCAAGCCAATGAACACGGACTGATTCCTATTAAGCGTGAAAAGTTTCTCCTGTTTGCAGCCGACCCTACCAAGGGCGACCCAACAGGCAACTCCATTCTGAAGGGCGCATACAAGGCGTGGAAGCAGCTTGACATGCTGCGCGATCAAGAATTGCTCGGCATCGCCAAAGAAGCTAATGGACTTCCGCTGATTAAGCTTCCTCCAGAGTTTATGGCAGCAGATGCGCCAGATGATATGAAGCTTGTCTATCAGGCTTGCCAAAAGCTGCTGGACACAATTCAAGCTGGAACGAATAAGGGTATCATCTTCCCACGTCGCCTTGATGAAAAAGGCAACGATATGTTTGATCTGAGCCTTCTGGAGAAGAAGGGCATCAACGGTGCAAACATCGACCAAGTGATTAAGCGCTATCACGATGAGATTTACGCTGCATTGGGTGTGGATATCCTGAAAGATGTAACTGAGCTTGGCTCGTTCTCTTTGGCAGATTCTAACACCAATCTCGTTTCTTTGGCAATGAGCCATCGCCTCAACGAGATTGCAGACGTGCTTAATAGTGACCTCATCCCGCAACTTTTTGCGCTGAATGGCTGGAGCCAAGAACGGCTCCCTAAGTTTGTTCCGGGTGACATCTCTGAAATGTCTGCTGACGAATTGGGTAAGATTATTCAGCGTTCGGGTTCGATTGGTCTTATTGTTAAAGATATTAAGACAGTTAATCGCCTTCGTAAAGCAATTGGTATTGATGAGTTCCCTGAAGATACTGATATTGAAAGTCTTGAGTTTACGATGGAGTCTAGCAATGCTGGTGAAGGCATGCAGACGGCGGGGGAGGGAACTGCAAAACAGCCCGGACCTAAAGATTCCAGCACTCAAAATTCAGAAAATGCCGCGTAATAAGGAAACTAATGAATAGCCACAAGCTTGTTAGGCTTCTAGGAAGCCTCAAAAATAAGCCGCACTTGATTTCCAAGACGGCTTTCCAAGAAGTAGAAACTTACCTCAATGCCCGCAATGCAGGGCTTCTCAACCTTCCGCAAGAACCCCAACCGCAAGACGAAGAAGATAGCCTTGAAACTGTTGGCGATATTGGCGTCATCACAATTCGTGGGCCGCTTACATATCGCTCTACGGGTTGGGAAGGTCTGTGTGGAGGCTTCTCTTACGAGATGCTGATTGACCAAACAGAAGACCTGATTGAAGCTGGTGCTAAGACGATTATTCTGGATATGGATTCTGGCGGTGGCGAGGCATACGGTTGCTTCGAGGCTGTGGATGAAGTTCGCTCCATGTGCAACGCTGCTGGAGTAAAGCTGCTTGGCTACATTGATGGCTCTGCATGCTCCGCAGCCTATGCGATTGTTTGTGCTTGCGATGAAGTTGTCATCAACCCTTACGGCGATGCCGGTTCTATCGGCGTCCTCATCGCGTTGTACAACGATAGCAAGATGCTTGAGAACGAAGGCATTCAACGTACATTTGTGACGGACGGAAGCGACAAGGTTCCTTTCGCAGACGACGGTTCGTGGCGCGAAGGCTTCCTTGCAGACATGCAGAAACGTGTTGCTGAACTTGGCGATGCTTTCCGTGCTCATGTGTCTAAGTACACTGGTTTGTCCACAAAAGACCTAAAAGATACTCAAGCCCGAGTGTACTCTGCACAAGATGCTCTGTCAATCGGTTTGGTCAACAAAATTATGACTCGTTCCGAGTTTGTAGATTACGTGCTCAGTTAAAGGATTAACGATGCTGGATTATCTTAAAAAGAAGTTGGGCGTAACGCCTGTAACCCCGGAGGCTTCGCAAGAAGTCAAACCTACAGGCGATCTGCCTGAACAAGAAAAGGAAGAAACGATGAGTGACAACAAGCATGTTGAACTTGCTACGCACGAAGCCGTTCTGGCCCAACTGGCTACGCTGACTGCCGAGATGGAATCGGTCAAAGCTGCCACGGAAGCTATGAAAGCTGAGTACGAAGAAAAGCTGTCGGCATATGCTGCTGCGGAAGAACAAGCGAAAGCTGATGCTCTGGCTGCTAAAGCAAAAGCCCGTCAAGAAAAAGCTGTTGCCAAAATGGGCACAGAAAAGGCTGTTGATTTTCTGGCTGCTACTGAAGACATGAGCGATGAGAAGTTTGATTCTTTCCTCGCAATTTTCGCTACCAATGCTGATGCCGAAGCTAAGAGCGAGTTGTTCAATGAAATCGGCGTGGAAACCAAGGCAGACGCCCAAGTTGAGCCGAAGGTTGAACATTTTAATAAATACCTCCCTAAGAAAACTGCTAAGAAGGAATCGAAATAATGACGAAGCTTGCTACTCGTTCCAATAAACTCTCTGGTGTTCTGGCTTTTGAACAGATGCCGGAACATGGTGTCTGCCGCCGTGCTGTCACCGTCACTGTTGCTGCTGGCATGGATGTTGGCGCTGTCCTGCAATTTGACGGCACGAGCAAATACAAATGGGTTGCTAACGCCGACGTTGCAACACTGAATGCTGACGTTGTTGTGCTGATTGACACCGTTCTGGATGTTCCGTCGCTGACTCCGGGTGATTACACGCTGACCGTCCTGCGTGTTGGTCATGCTGGTGTTGTGGATCAAGGTCTGCAATTCAAAGATACCGTCACTTCGACGAACCTGCAAACCGTCTACACGGCTCTGCGCGCTAAAAACATCCACGTCCGTACCGGCGTCTAAGCCAAACCCGGCGTTTAATAGATAAATAAAGGAATACTAACATGGGTATGACTATCCGCGATTACTATAATAGCTTCAAGAACGCAGATTTCGTTGATTCGATTTCTCAAGTTCCCCTGCAATACGGCTTTATCAACTCGCAAAACCTGTTCTCGGTTAAATCGACCAACCAAACTGCTATCGTTTTCGACCGCGACTACGCATCAGTCACGCTGCTGCCGCAAGTTAACCGTGGTGCTAAAGCTTCGACGGAAAACCACGAGCGTAAAGTTGATACGTTCGCTCTGAAACTGGCTTACTTCAAGCATGAAGATCGAATCACCAACGACGACATCCAAGGCTGGCGTGCTCCGGGTTCGACCGACTCGGAAACGTATGGTCGTGCTACGGCAGAGAAAATGACGGACATGGCTCGTGCTTGGCAGCAGACTCAAGAGTACATGAAGCTTCGTGCATTGCAGGGGGTGTTTAAAACACCAGACGGCACTGTGATGGCTGACATGTACGCTCAATTTGGCATTACACAGCAGTCGATTGACTTCCTGCTGGGCACGTCGAGCACGAACGTCGATTCGATCCTTCGCCAACTGAAAAAAGCTGTTGCTACCAACGTGATGAACGGCGGTGCAATTTCGGGCGTATCGGTTCTGGTTGACCCGCTGTTCTACGACAAGCTGATTTCTCACCCGAACGTCAAAGCTGCTTATCAGTTCTATGCTGCCGGCGGCGCTGGTAACGCTGTTCTGCGTGATGACAATACTACCTATCAACAGTGGGGTATTACGGATGCGTTCCAACTGCGAGGCCTGAAGTTTATCTCGTATGACGCTACCTTTAACCTGCCGGGTGGCACAACTGAAACCGCATTCGCAGCTAATAGCGGTGTCGCATATGCTGAAGGTGTTCGCGACCTGTTCCGTGGATATGCAGGCCCTTCCGCTAAGCTCAGTGCGGCGAATGAACCGGGTCAAGAAATCTTCGTTCGTCAGTATGTAGACCCGAAGGATGAATATGTTGAGTTTGAAATGGAAGCGAGCCCCCTCTATTTCGTTACTCGTCCTGCGTCGATCATCGCTCTGACATCGAGCAACTAAGATTCTTAGCCCTCTTCGGAGGGCTTTAGTCTCTTGACTATAGGGACTTCTCATGAGATAATACTTATGTTGAGGTTCTTATGCTAAGGAGATTTATGAGGGGTGCAAAGAAAGATCGGTCTAAAGAAATCGGCAAGATTTACGGATCGCTTAAAATTTGGGACTGCGGATACAAATATTACACGTCCAACACA